CACACCACCCCCAACAAAGGAGGTAGTACAGAACGCACGCACATTTGGAAACCTCTGCTTCGGCGCCGCTATTAACGGTCGCCCAGCAGCCTGGTATCCCCCACCGGCCCTAAGGCCTGGTCCCACCTAATTAAACAGGTGAGCTCCACCTCAGCTTGATGTCGACGCGCTGAGGGCGTCCAGAACGCTCCAAGTGCTCGCTTTCACCCTGGGGTTGGCTTGCCCACAAGGTGGCATCGTGGTAGGTCCCAAGAGGGCCACCAACGATTGCGCCAGGATCCAACCAGGGATGTGAATCCCTGGGAGGAGTGCCTAGCTTAATTAAGCACTTGAGTAAGGCACCAGTCCCCTCGAGATGATCTCTCGGGGGTTTGGCCGTCACTACAAACCCCTTGACTAAAGGAGTTTGACGACTTGGGTGAATCCTGTTAAAACGATACCCGAAGGTCTCGCCAACAAAACTCACCCTGCCTAATACGGAGGAATCTCGACCAACCGTTGGGAAGAACTTAATCAACCCTTCGATTTTATGATCGAGAGTCCTGGCGGTTCTCCAGTAACCACTCAAAAAGAGTTGGTTCCGGAGTGTCACCAAGGACCCTACCTCCGCAGCATCCTGCCGTCGTGTTGGGAACAAACGGCGAACACGAGTTATACTAACATCGTGCCCGTCATAATATTCCTTTCCGCAAGACTCCCTGAACTTACCAGTCCAGAAAGACTTGCTCAAGCCAACTTTCGACCCAAAAGTCGTCAGTGCTTGAACGACGGACAGCACATGGTCTACAGGGACAATTAGATCGTCCCCATAGACACGCACCGAGCCGACGAAACGTTTTACGTCCCGTCGGGTTAGTGACGTGTTAAGCGATCTTTGAATCCCAACGAAGATCATGGTCGTAAAGACCATTGCTTCCATTGGAAAGCAAAGTGCTGAACCCATAGACGCGTATTTGGCAAGACGTAAAGTCCGACCATTTACGACAGCCTTACGGGAACGCGTAGCATCGACGGCCCTAGCAACATTGGGCCACCGAGCCAACGCGGTCCTGACCAGCTGATTCGAGACACGATCGGAAGCATCACTCAAATCGAGTGTTGCGGTACGCTGATCAAGCGAACCTTGCCTTGCCAGTTCCTGATTAGGGACCTGGTCGGCAAAACCGATTAACTTCGAGAGGAGTCTATCTCTCTCGAAGTGCTCGCGGAACCGCAAGTAGACGCCTTGCTGCATATACTGCATACAGGTCGGCTCCATAGCGATGACACGAGGTGTCTTGAGCGTCTTAGGAACAAGAGTCACCTTAACAGGTAACTCTTCACCGGGTTCGAGGATGTTCATGCTACCCAGAACGTGCGTATAACGCCAATTAGGGATAGCGTGGTAGACCGCGGGGAACACCCGCTCTAACCGTCTGGTCCAGACCGCTTGATTCCACTTCTGATTTCCAGAGAGGTGGTCGGCGGTTGATCCTGGACCATGCTTCGGAACCACATGGTCAAACATGACATCTCTGTCTAGTTGAGCCATAAGTGGACCGAAAAGCAGTTCGAACATATTGCTAAACTCCAAAAGATCACTCTCAAGGAGTCCAGCATCCGAACGACGAACATCCTGCTCACACTCGATATAGCCAAGGGTGGCTGCTGCCTTCCGCGCATCGCTGCACGGGAGCAACATCTTGCCGAAGCCCAGCGTTAGCTGGCGCAACGACTTGATTGCATCCACACAAGGCTCGTCGAGTAACAAGCCACTACTCCGGTCGAACACACGGTTGAGGAAACCTCCCAAAAACAACGGGAGGAGCCCTCCTCGGCGCCCCTTACGGAACGCTGAGTGGATACCGACATGACCCTGGTCTAGCCATTTTTGGATGGCTTTTCCATAGTCAGGTAGGGTGATCGTTAAAAACGATAACCCCTCATGTTCGACTCGCCTCAGGACGGTATTAATGTCCTGAGTGGCGCTAGTGCGACACCAGCTGGCTGATTCCTCAGCCAGCTCGGACCAGAGTGACGTCAGGCTTTTCACCTGCCCCGGATTTGTGTCCAGGATAACCTCCTCGATACACTGAAGGTTCAGGATCCCTAGCCTACGTCAGTAGGACGGTTCTACCCCAGATTCCTCTGGGAATAGTCCACGTTGAGCGGTCGGAGCTCCTGGTAGGCTTTCGCCTCCTGGGAGTATCCCAACTCGCTCAACATTTCCTCAACGTAGATCCACCCGCCCGTACGGCTATCCTCAATGAGGAAGTCGTCCAAGCAGCGGATCACGATGTAGCGCATGACGTTGCCCTCAACGCTCATCCACCTGGCGTTAGCCAGACGGCAAGTGAAGAAGGCGGCCGCCTCGCGGGGATGTAGACCCCCGGGATTTGGGAACATTACTGTTTCCTTTCTCTCGGGGATTACCCGAGTTTTTACACTCGGGACGATCCCGAAATGGCGTGAACTAGTAGAACTGCACCATGGAGTGATGCGGGTTATTTAGGCCCGCACGGACATGCAGCAACGCAGATCAAACACCCCTAAAGGCCGAGCAAATGCTCGACCCATGAGGTGCTATAGATCTCCCGTATAGAGAGATGGACGAGATCGAAGATCACGACCGCAAGAAGGACGGTTTTGTAACCAACCTTCAAGTGGACAGTGAACTCGGCCCCATCATCCCTCTCGGGATGTCCAGAGAGGCGGAACGAGGACCTTTCACGTAGCCCTTTCGGGACTGCGGAATAGCCCTGATCGCCCCTCTCACCACTACGATTCTCCACCGAGGAACTTGGTGAAGACCGCGTTCGAAGCCGCGACCAGCTGGGCGTTGAAGCCCTGCCAGATCGCCAAGAGCTCCGGATCCGTATAGTACCCAGCGGCAGGGATAGTCAACGACTGTGTAAATCGCACAGCCGGTCTTGACATTCTCGCCAGACTGGAACGGGTCCGGTGCTAGCTTCGCATGGTCGATCCGGATCACGCTCCGGCCCCGCTTGCCATTGTTGGCATGCGAGACCGAGAGCTTGACCATGCCGTCAGCACTCGTGTACTCCGTCTCGCTTCCCTCAGTTTTAGTCCGAGGGAGCGGAACGGTAGTGCCCGAGATGGTGACGGTTTGTGGATCGGCTAGTGACATAGGCATCACTCCTAGGGCCCAGGTCTTGGGCCCCATTGGCGTTTTGGTGCAGACAACGTGCCAGCTACTTAATCCGGGTTATACCCAGAGCAGCAGCTATGGCCAACTGGCGTGGCGACAAGCCATTCCAAGTCAGCCCGAAACCAAATGGGTTTGCTCTCCTCCGACGCTTGACCTCACGGCCAACCGTCACCGGTGACACTCCATTGCTGGAGTGGGTATAGGTGTCCACGGACATTGAATGCTCCATGATGTACCCATACCGCATAACCAGACCGTCGGTGGCCCAGTCGCTGATGTTAGAAACAACATCACCAGCGCTGGAAAACCAATCAACGGCCCAGCTCCAAGGTGCCAAATTCCAGAGAGTTTCTGGAGTCGGTTGTATACCCAGCAATTGCTGGATCTGAGACTCAAACGAAATCAACTTGTTACGGGATGAGTACCCCGCTGGCAAGTGATAAGTAAAAGCCCCAGAAAACCACCGACGTACGGACTTATTTCTAGTCCGCACAATGGTACCATTCGCCGGAAAGAACACTCCACTCATGGGATCCATATAAGGCATCCCAGTCGTGACAGTGACTTCTTCCGACGTTATAGGCTCAAAGGACCACCTGCGACGAACTACCTTCCCCGCATCTCGTTCATACTGCCTTACGAGGCGGTTAAACGAGTCGGCGGCGACAGCAAAGCTGACGACGTCGGACGTGGTAGGTATTAGACCGAACTGGAAGTTCAGGTAGTCATCAGCGACGCCTTTCGACGCCGCTTTTGCATCCTTCATGGTTTTTAAGCCATGCTTCCAGGCACCTGCACGGACCGTCATCCTCGGAATTCCACCGGGGCCTAACAGTTCGCCAAGTGCGGTCGACAAATCGACCAGGGCATTGGTAGGTTTTGCTTCGGAGATAGCTTTCGCACCCCAAGCATCCAGCGACGAATCGCCGCTGATTGCAACGGATGGAAAGTCCCCGGGCTTGACCTTGTAGGATAGGACAGGACCAGTGTAAACACTGGTTTGAATTATCTGTCCATTCCCAAAGAGATCCCTCCTATGCCGCAGAGTTTGGTGTCCCGTATTACACGAGATCCAGCTCTTCGACATGGTGAAATCTCCACCAATGTCCCCAGTGGCAAGACCTTTACGGTCTCGCCACCCGGGATGGTTCTCGGACACAGTCACCTGTGATCCGTTAGGGTAATCAGGAACCTTTTGCGACCATTGGTCGCTTACGATATCCTGATTATTGCGTAGAACGAGATGGCCAGTGGTGGGTTTAACCACCAAAGACCTGGTCTTCGTCTGCGACAATATACTACCCCCTTCTGAGCCGAAGCTCAATGGTCCGCTAGGGTAAATCCCTAGATCCCCTCCCTACTCAGGGAGGGGGGTACGTTGCACTGCGCCGGAAGGCCCCCTTGCGGGGGCC